GATTCTCACGTACAAAGCCTTGGAAAATATATGAACGTTTTTTCCAATACTTGCGACCCATTTCTTCTAGTGCCTTGTCTTTGAACCAGGTACGGACTTCGGTAAGCACTGGGCAGGTCTCGCCCCACATTTCCACGCAAGGTACTTGTACGTACACCTGTTTGGATTCCATCTCACCTTTGATGCCATTGAATGGCAAACGGATCATGGCTCGTTCTTGCCAAAAGAATGTGTTCTTGGTATTTCCATCTGGAAGGAAGCGTAAGGTACATGATTGACCTTCTTCCATGTTCCAATGCGGGTAAATTGAATTGTCACCGCCTGTGGAGTTGTTACCGCCTTGTTTTGATTCGCTAGCGGCCAGTCGTGCGCGAATTTCTGCTAAAGATGCCATAATAGTTGCCTTTCAAGTTTTATGGTTGTTGCCTATCTAAATTTTAGATTCTAGTTGCCTGTGATGCCAACAAAAAAGCGCATACACTTGATACAGTATATACGCTTTATTTGAAAGCGTCAATGATATTTATGACGCGGTTGTTCAGAATGCTATTTTCTAAGTCCCGAAAGTTCTTTGAGTCTATCCAAGAAGCTCAAGTCCTTGGCCACCGGTTTCATTTTGCCCGAATGTCCGTACTGTCCTTTAAGTGGGGAAGTATCGCACTCGTCTGTTTCTTGGGTGTCGTCTGGGCTGATAGCATCACCAATGGCGTTGCCCAAAGTTGCACCTCTTACAGCTCCAACCGGTCCACCCAATGCCGCACCAGCAATGCCACCCAATGCCGCACCAACTACACCTTCTTCCATGTCGGCATGATCATACTCAGGAGCAGGACGTTCTTCGGCTGGTACACCGGCACTTTTTAATATGCCACTTAGTGGATCTTCATACTCAGGATAAGCAGGCTCGGTAGAATTGTATGGATCCTCAGTTTGAGTCATGGGATCTTTGAATTCTTCCATGTAGTCGCCTACACTTTCGCGCTCAACGCCCATGTCTTCATCAGGATTTCCACCAATGATACCACCGCCGCGTAGGTGGCTTTCAAGATTCTGTGCTACCCATTCGCGTGGATCGCCATCACGGGCTTTTTGTACTCCGTATGGTATTTCACCACAGTCACAGTAGTAGTCAAACAATGCATCATATAGATGCTCGTCCAGGTCGCCGCCCTGTTCAAATTTACGAACTTCGTGCTTGAATCTATCCAGGATATGTTCCAAGGCTTCTTTGTTTTCGTCTAACATGCGACTTTCTTGCAGTCCGGTTAGACTGTTAACCTTGCCTTGTACACCACCAGATGGCTCGTTGCCAACTGTGGTGTCGGCATATTCAGCATCGGTAGCTTCATCTGGATTCATTTCAGCTGCAGGATCAATCTGTAACTGTTCAATTACCGAACGCACATCTGGATTGTCGCTCAACATCTGCATGCGATCATAGATGACCTGGCGGGCATCTGCGTTTGCATCTTGTTCTGCCAAGGCTTCTAACTGATCAAACAGTTCATCGTCGCCCAGGAGATCATATAACTGCTCAGTGGCATTGGTGGCATCGGCTCCTACTGGTAAGTCCTTGCTTAGTAGTTCTACCAGTTGCGCTTGTTTTTCTGGAGTGTCTGGTGTTTGCCAGGTTCCTTCTGCTAGGCGTTCTACCCATGCTTCAAATATGTTGGCTTCTTTCATGTCGGTTCCTTGTTGTTGTATACGAGCCAACAGCGGAAGTGCCGACTCAATCCTGGTGTCAATCGTTTGTTTCACAAACAGATTTTTTAAACTTTCAATTACTACTTCTTCGTCAGTGATGTCTGCAGGACTCCAGGATTCAAAATAAGATTTGTAACCACGTGCTGTACTGAGACTCTTCAAACGACCTTGCAGACTTTCATAATAGGTATTGGTTTGTTCTACCAGAGTAGCTGCATCACCTTCAAATAGTTGTCCTGCGTTGGCTCTACGGAAACGAGCCAGCACATTTATTTCTTCTACCATGGTCACAATGTGTTGACCGCGGGTGTCGTAGGGCTTGCCCCCGGACTTGACATGTTCCAACATGGCACGACCACCGGCTAATTTTTTAAATGGTAACTTGTAACGCTCGCCCTCGGCTGTTTCGATAAACAGGCTTTCAATGTAGCGATGACGAGCTTCGCCTTCGCCTATGTTCTTGTGATGGCGGATCATGAGTCTGGCTTGGGTAGCTTCGCCCATCCAGCTGGTGGTTCTATTGCCTGACCATGATTCAAACAGGCCTTCGCGTATGGCAGCCTGGCCCTGCATGCTGTAACGCAAGCGATTCAAATTACGGATACCAAAGCTGAGAAAGTTGCGTGTGGCAAAATTTTTAAGTTGTTCTAAGAATCCAAACCAATCGCTCTTGTCTTGGCCTTCCATGCTACGACCCACGTTGTCAGTACAGTATACTTCTAGCTCACCTTCATCGGTCAACATGATCACTACTGTTCCATAGTCCTTGCCTGATTCGGCACGGAAATCCATGCTGAATATTTCAGCGTCTTCCGGACTGGGTGCAGGTTTGCCTGAACTGTCCAGCATTTCTGGATCAAAATCTCTACTTACTAAGAGATCGAAAAGTTTAAAAGCAGGTGTTTGTTGAGCCATGGTCTAGTATTTAGCGTCTTACACTGATGAATGGCATGGGAGATACAATGATATCTCCATGATCACGCAGATGTGTATCTATTGAAGTATCATAGGTCTGTAGCAGTTGCAACATGCGTACTGCCAGCAATGCGGCCATGACTAGATCGTCGGTTTCGCCTGGCTTGGCCGCATAGCTAACTCCGTGAGCCACAAATGTTTTGAGCTCACTTACCAGGCTAGCACTACGGATCTTCATCTTGCCTGATTCTATCAAGGTTTTAAACTTGTTGCAGGCGGCCAGTTTGGGCTTGTTTGAAGTGTTGAATCCCTTGCGATATCTGCGTCCACCTCCACCATTGGGTTCGCTGAGGAAATAGCCGCGTATGTTTTCTTCACCATATTCAGCTATGCTGATCAAGGCAGCTTCGCCAATGGTGTTGTTTTCTATGCTGAAGTAGATGTTTTGTGGATCCTTGACTGTTTCGTGTATATGAGCACAAATATCGGCCAAGATACGGATCTGTTCCGGAATCGGCGTGCGATTATGACGCCACTCGCCTATCTGTTCGGTAGTGTTGGCTTCAAATATCTGTATCGCAGCCGGGTCTCCACCTGTGCCCAGGCTAGGGTCCAGAGCCACCACATAGGTACGTCCTTCTTTAGGACGTTGATACCAGCGTACCTGACCGGTCTTGTACAGGGGTTCGTGTCCACGCAGATCCAACAACTTGGCCGGTGCTATCAAGGTTTCGTCATTGATGATGAATTCGCAACCCATCTCTCGACGGAAACGATCCTCGCCCAGCTGTGCCCGTTGTGCTACTGCCCAGGCCTCATCACGATCCGGATGTTCATTCCAGTATGATCTATATGCCTTAAATCCATTGATGCCTACTTCGGTAGGATTGCCAAACTCATCTTCGCACCGGTTGGCACCTTTCCATAGTAAGGCAAACTGATCTTCGTCTGAGTTTGGGGTTGAAGTGATGATGGCTTTACCACCAGTGGCCAAGGTAGGACTTATGGACGTCCAGAATTCCTTGGCTATGCCGGGTCGAACAAATGCGAACTCATCCGCATATAGTAGTGATATACTCATACCCCGTCCGGTGTTTTCAGTTGTTGTTGCTGATACAATACGACTGCCATTCTCAAAGTCCAGGTTGCCTTTGTTGTAGCTGGTTACTCCGGCTCGGATATGGTCTGGACACAGTTCATAGGCATAGCGTATACGTTGCATGATCTCCTGTGAGCCTGTGTACTTGTGTGCGGCTATCAGGATAGTGGAATCTGGTACAAACATGGCATACCACAAGAGATATCCAGCGGCACTGGTACTCTTGCCAGTCTGTCGTGGCATCATAGATATGCTGAAACGATTTTGATGATAGGTATCAATCAAGCGTTTTTGATATTCAAACGGATGATACAACATTTTTCCTCGGGTTGGATGTTGTATATGGAAAAAATTGTTCATGAAGTACTGTGGACCGGTGACTGGATCTGCGCATTTGACAAACTCAGCCAACTGCTCCTCGGTCCAGAGCTGTCGCTTGTAAGGGGTCTTGACTAGATTGGCTTCGTCTTTGCTCACAACAGGTCTCCAAATTCAGGCCATAATCGTGCGAACTCGCCCTGCTTGTCGGGATGATATTGTTCCATCCGCTCAACAAATTTCTTAAGTTTAGTCAACTGTTCAGTCGACGGTGATGTCGCGGTCTGATACTGTGAACGAGCATGTTCAAACAAAGATCGTTCGACTTCGTTAACTTCACAAGCAGCAAACAACCGATCAATTTCCTGTGTGGCTAATGACGCTATTTCAGATCCATAAGTTCTGATATCCAGCTCCACTGGCCAATTTAGATCCTGCCAGACAATACTCAATCCGCGAGACTGTGCAAACTTTTTAAACTCTACCAGACGTGTGGCATTGTACAAATTGTAGACTGCATGTATACCACCCCAGTGTCCGTTGTTTTGTATTAGTTCCTGTACTAGATCAAGATTGTGCAAGATCCTGTTCCAGTCAGCCCCGTAACGAACATATTCAAAGCGCGATTCAATGTTGTCAAAACTGATACTCCACCCTACCTTGCGACGTGTTTTTAATTTTTGGAAGATTTCGCTGTGCTCTAAATCTGCACTGAGATTGGTGATAACTGTGACCACTGCATCAGGCGGTATCACATCCAACAGGCGAGCATTTTCTTTCAATAGAAATGGTTCGCCTCCGACCAAGGCCACCTCTTTAACTTGGTCATAGTGCTGAGCAATAAATTCACAAACATCTTCATAGTAGTGGCGGGTATTGATATCAATGTGTTGTCCTAGCAGGTTCGCCCACTTTGAACTTTGTTTAGCATTGCAATAGTTACAGCTCTGATTACAAGTGGTGTTCCAACGTACATCGATCAAGGCTGGATAGTGATATTCTGAACCGGCTGTGATATAATCAAAATCTTTGTTGATAGAGTTGTGCCAGCGACGTTCACTGTCACCGTTGTTGCGTTCTCTGTTGACACAATTACCACAGTATTCGTGGGCTACACCTGCCTGTATGGAAGCACGTATTTCCTTCAGTTTATCACCGTTAAGTATCTCTACTATAGTGTGTTCGTTGAGATTGCCCAGCATGTTGGGATTACCAGCACAACAGGTCTTGACATTACCACGAGGATTGATGTGCAGTCCCCGCCAAGGGGCTGCACAATAGAAATTGCTCATAGTGTTATTTACTGTAGGGATTTTCGCCGGTCAAATAAGGTCTGGCGAACCACAGTTTTACCCAGGCCTTGCTGCCAGGTTCAATATGATGACGTCGTTGGTACTGTTGTACGTGATCGCCGGTCTTGCTTATGTTGGAACCCTCCAAGGGTTTGAGCTTGGAGGGTCCGTATACACCTTTACCAAATTCGGTAAAGCGCATTTTAGTCTACATCAGCATTGGCACCACACAACTTGCGCTTGGCATTTGTGAGAGCACCAAAGTCTACCGGCCATTCTTTGCCGGGAGCCAATTCAGTTGCGTTGGCTGGCATGGCAAATTTGACACCAGCCTGTTGTTCAATCTGTGCGATTGGTAAACGGAACTTGGTCAAGTCGTTGCCAAGGTTTGGATATGGAGCCACATGTGGAAATAACCAACCAGCTATCTGTCCTGTGTTGTCATCTATAACGATTTTGTAGAAAGCGTGTGGAACTACTACACCCTTGCCAATGGTCTTGTCTTGTGCGTTGTACAAGCCACCTGACACTATGGTGAAGTTGTGACCACCTTGTGCGGCCCAACCACGAACTGATGTTTCTAACAACTTCCAGATGCCACGGTTTAGGCTACCTGCTTGTGGGCTCATGTTGGTCATCAAGAAACTTTCAAATTCTACTTGTTGATCCCATGACTGGTCTCCGTCAGGAGCCATGTGTCCTTTGTCGTATCCGGTGCCAGCATAGTCAGCTGGTGTAGCACCACCCTGGATGCTTTGATCTGGGGCAAATGCGTTAGAGCGTGCCACACAACCTAAGGCGTGGCCTGGGGTCAGTGTCCACATGACAAAGCGTGGCAGTTTTGCTGGAGCATCATAGCCTACCAGGTATGCTTCTCTGCAGATAGGCTGAATAGAGCCCTGCACCTGTGGCAAGCCAAATGGTGCATGTACTTGGCATGCAGCCACTGGATTTGGTGCTCGTTGTGTCCAAGCAAATACCGATGTTGCGGCAAGGGCGATTGCAAGCCCAACTAATAATTTTTTCATTTGAGTTCCTTTGTTATGATGTACTGCTGTTTATTACTTATCTAGGATAGCCTTTAAATCCTGTTACAGGACTGCGTTTGACCACGTCCGGCATTTCTTCGCTGGCCATAGTGGCCACTTGTACAGCATCATGGCCGCTCATGCCCATGGCCTGTAGTGCATCGCGAATGTATTCACCTGTGTGTGGATCGTAGCTGACTACAAATTCATTTTCTCCAAATACCGTATCCTGTTCAAAGGGCGGAACACCATCTTCGCGACGTTGTTTGGCGCCTTTGGCACCGGCTATGGCCACACCAAAGCGATACTGTAGATACGGGTCTTGATTTTTAAGTGCTGGTATTTTCCAAGCACCTGGCAAGGCTAGGGCAATGTCCTGCTGTAAACTACCGGTGCGGCCCATGGCCACTTCTGTAATAAATTCTCGGGCTCTCATCTGGGATAGCCTTTGAATCCTTTTACTGGGCTGGTTTTGTTTGTGGTCACCGGTTCGGTTGATTCTTGACTACTGATCATAGTGCCAGTTTCGCCCATGGCTCGAGCAGTAGCATCCAAGATTTCGGCATCGGCTTGACTGTAGGCCATGGTAGACATTTTTTGTCCGATGGGTCCAGTTTTAGACAAAGTGTCGGTAGCGTCAAACTCGTCTTTTTTAGGTTGTCCAGCAACAGCAACAATAAAACGCCACATGGCGTAGGGATTTGAGTTGTCTAGACCGTCATAGCGTTTCATACCAGGCATGGGACCCAGCTGATCATCATGAAACTTTGAGTGTGCGTCTTCGGCTACAAACTCTCTAGCACGCATGATCAGAATCCTGCGGTAGCTGAACTCGCTGTACCAATTTCTCTTGCAGTAAATCCTGAACCTGTAATGGTCAACTTGTTGCCAGCTCCAACATAAATCTGTTGACGACTGTTCGCGGTTACCTGGACAGCACTACTGTATAAATTGCCTGGATTACCTGTGGTCAAGGTATATGATCCAGACGCACTAGATGAAGCGTTAGCGCTCATGACTAGACTTTGACCGTTGACTGCACTGACCACCGTTGTGGTATTGGCCACGCCAGGCCCTGTTACGAATGTAGCGCCTACTAAGTTTTGTGCTGCCTGTGGAGTTAACATGACATTACTGGCATTGGTTACGCCGCCTGCAATACCTACAGTAGGATTTCCAGCCTGCATGACATACACATTGTAACTGATAGGAGTTTCTGTAACTATTTCGCACTTGTCGGTATACCATACTGCATTTGATACTGATGTGTAGACGTTGGATTGACTCATTGTGATTAGCCTTTGTAATTTTTCCAGGTCTTGAACAAGCTACGCTCAAGCTCAACTGATTCTTCCATTGATGCTTGACGACGCATCTGGCTGGCCAATACTGGAGTAGTTGATTGTCCTGTACTCTTAGGACCATTCAGGCCGCCTGAGTAGGTACGCAAGTTAGGATCTGCTGCCAATGTTTCTGTGTTGGTTGGCCAATCTGGACTGTTCTCGTCAACTTGTTGATCGCATCCGCATGGTGTAGAACCGCATGTAGAGCAACCTTCTCCGCCTTGATGATCAATACCAGCGGCTTTCAGCAACTGTGCCAATACATCGGCATCTTCACCGTCGGCGCTGACAGTGATATTCTTGTGTGGTTCACCGTTTTGATCAGTACTCATGTTGACTGACACATTCATGCTTTCGACCAAGGCTTCGATCTCGCGATCAATACTTTCGTAGACACCTTTGCCAAACTGCATGCCCTTGCTGGATTTTTTAGCAGGAGCTTCGTCAGATGACTCTTTGACTTTTTCGTCGTACTCGATGTCTTTGGTAACTCGTTTGCCAGCTTTCTCGGCCTTGGCATCATCTTTACCTTTGTGTTTCATGTCGTACTCTAGATCCTTGGTTACTCGTTTACCAGCCTTCTCAGCATGTGTATCACGTGTGTCTGTGCTTTCTTCTTCCATCTTGCCTTTTTTCATGGCATAGGTAGCGCCTAGAGCTTGATTAATGCGCTCTTTCTTGCTCTTGCCAGCAAACTTGGGATTCTTGCTGTGTACAAAATCATGTATCACATCACCTGTAGGTGTGTTCTTGGTTATTTTTTCGGCGATACGAATACCTTCTTCGCCTGACGCTTGTTCAACACCACGCTCGTGCTGTGATAAAATATAGTCGCTTACACTGGTCATCATGCCTTTGATTTGGCCAATCTTTTCAATTACCCAGGTTGGCAAGTTTTCTTGATCGCGCAGGTGACGTTCAAGTTCGGTAGCATGACGTATAACTGTGTGCATGTCGCCCTTGACTTCGCTGCCTTCGTTGTCATACTCGCCACGATCGGTGACAGGAATACCATCTTCTTTGACCTTGCGTTCACCCTTATGCTTGTAGGCATGCTTAGTAGTACGCTCAGGGCCTTTAGCAGGTCCTTTTGGACGTCCTTTTTTCTTTGGAGCATCGCTCTTGACTTCGTCATCTTTTTCTACATCATCTTCGTGTTTACGAGTATAACGCTTGCTGTAGCCAGTGTCTTTGACATCGTGGCGTGGATGTTTGTCCTTGTCAGCAAACATGCTCTTGGCTACTTCTGGATCAAAAGCAGTGCCTTTGCTCTTGGGCTCTTTCTTTTCTTTTACTGGAAAGGTTTTGTCGCCTAGTTTAAATGTTTTCTTGCCGGCTTCCTTGGCCTTTTGATCTTTGAAGTGCATGACGCCGGCACCTTCATTACACTCGCATGGAGCACAGTCGCAGGTAGGGCAATGGCCTTCTTCAAGACCCATTGGATCAGCTTCGGTAACTTTGTATTTTTTTCCGTCTACTTCAAATTCACTCTTGTGATTTTTTTTGGCATTGGCCAAGGCACCACTGAATGCGTTACCTTCTTCCACGCACTCGCATGGTGAACACCCACAACTGGAGCATGTGCCTTCCATGGCCACGTTCTTGGCAAACTGTGCCATGTGGCGTAGTTTGGGATTTTTACTGTGTGTGGCCTTGTTGATCTTGGCCTTGGGGATCTTTTCACCTTGAGCCACGTGTAGTGCCTTGTGTAGGCCGCCCTTGTGAGCAGGATTAACTGCCTTCTGGATCCATTTTTCACTCTCGGCCACTTTAGACTCGTACAGGTCCTGTTTGTCAGCCAGTGAGGCCAATCTCTTGTTTAGGTCGTAAAAAAATGTCATGCTGTTATCCTCGGGGTTGTGCGCCGGTGGCAGGTTTGGCCGGTCTTGTGATCTTGCTCATTGGACTCTTGTTGCCCATTGGTAAATCATTTGTGGTCTTGGCTGGTGGTGTTGGACCGCCTGCCACTGTGAAGTCACTGCGGTATGCGTTCTTGAGAACAGCATGCTCATCATAAGGTGCTGAATAGTCAGCCTTGAGTGCTTTCTGTTCAGCTGTGTCGGCTGGATAGTCGGTATCGGTCAGGAGATCTTTGTTTTCTGTATCAATGCGTGATTTTTCTACCGACATACTTTCTTCGTATGGTGTGGTCATGATAATGATACGATTTGGATCCATAAACAGATCCTTGGCAATCTGAGTAATCTGAGGTTCAATCGCAGGATAGCGGAATTCAACATCCATACTGGTCACACTGTCATTGCTGTGCTTGGGGAAGTCAGCAGGTTTGGCCTGTACAGGGCTGGTCTTTGGACGGCCAATTTTGACTGGCTCAAACTGTTTGAGTTTTGACTCCAAGGCCTTGATAAAGTCAGGTGCTACATCACCTACAATTTTGATCTTGTAGTTGTAGGTTCTTTCTGATTCTGATAAGTATTCTTTAAAATGTTTCATATGCGATTCCCTGTGTAATATTTATGCTTTGTTATTGTTTTGGTCACGACTGCCGATCAAGCGTTCCAGCAGGTCATTGCGACTTAGGATCTGTCCATGTGCTGTTTCTATGGGTTCTGCTTCTGAACGGCGATCCTGATCCAGCTTGAGTTTTTTCATCTGTAGATCTATCATCTTGAGCTTTTTGTTCAGCTTAGTAGTTTTGGCTGTGAGTGCATGGCCCAGCATGGTTCCGGCCACAGCAAACAGTTCGGCACTGAATCTACTATCTACATTCATGCCAAGATCGCTTAGATTGTGATAGCTTTCCTTGGCCAATTCGGCTATTTCGTCCAGTTCCCGATCCGATGCATCTAGATCACGCACAGCCGGCAAGGCCGCGTCAATCTTGTCAATGGTGGCATCTATTTCTACCAGAGCTGCTCGTGTTTCTTCTACTGTGAGTGTTGATTCTTCCGCAGGTGTTTGGCTAGATGGAAAATCAAACAATTCTTCAAGTTTCTTGGTCATGCCCTATTTACCGCGTTTTTTACTGCCCTGATGGAATATCTGATCCTCAGTTATGACTCTGAATCGCATGCCATTGGCCTTGCACCAGCGTTGTGCGGCTTCCCATTTGAAGTGATTCACTGCCACTATGGCACGATCTCTTGGGTTCATTCGTTCTGTCAGCTGGCTCTGTTTTGACGGTTTGATTTCAATCAGTTCGGCAATCATGGTGTTGTTGGGCCCACGATAGGTCACGATAAAGTCGGGCACATAGGTAGTGGCCTTGCCGGTCAAGGGATGTTGGTAAGGGATACGTATGGGTTCGCTGGCCCACTGTAAGACATTTTCATTGTTGTCGCAAAACTGCATGAAGGCCCATTCCCAGCTGCTGCGATATCTAGGAACACCACGTCCCACATACTTGTGGGCATTTTTTACCTGATAAGGACCTTGTGCAAACTTGGCCATGATCAACTTCTAATATTGTGTGCTACGTAATAGTTGGGTTGTGTTGGCACGTTGATGCCCAGCAGGGTACTGGCACTTCTCAAACCGTTGAGGTAATAGGCCAGAGTAGCAGTCAGTTGTGGGCCAGACTGTCCTTGCAATGAGCTCAATATGGTCAAGGGTGAGGTACCACTCAGTTCGGCAATTCGAAAAACCGATACTGTGAAATTACCTGCCGCTTCGGCGGTGCCAAACACGGATTCAAAATAGCTGTTGATGGCATCATACTCGTCTACCGGAACTTCAGTAGCGTAGCCATAGAACTGATCAAATATCTGTACAGTGAGATCAGTTTTGAGATTGCGATAATTTACACTAGACACGGTTATAGTCCTAACTGGCTACCAAAGGTAGGCAACGGGCTACCGGCTACACCTGCGGATGAAGTGGTGTAGGGACCATTGGTCACCGTGGGTCTTGGTATAAACTGTCCGCCGGTGGCCGCAATGGCCTGAGGAATGGATCCGGGAGCGCCGCCCTGTAGCACGCCAATGGCAGCCGTTTGGGCTTCATATGGGAGGCCTTGACCAAAATTGTAATTTTTAAATGTATTGTAGGCAGTACCAGCGGTCTGCACTGCGCCTAGCACATTTTGTAATCCACCCTGTCCAGATGCCAGAGCCTGTAGATCCTGGGTGGTTCCTGTGATGGCATCCACGAGACCACCCTGACCAAATACTGTAGCGGTGCTGCCTGGACGTGCCAGAGCACTTTTGACTGTGTCATAGTGTGCAGGGTCAGCAAAGCCAGGAACTGCCGCGCTGGGCGTCGAACCACCCACTGCGCCACTGTAGTACTTGACTGTTTCGTAGCGTATGGTCATTTGATTCTGCATGGTGGCACCACCTTCAGCATAGCTGTAGGTATCATGGTTCCAGTTGGTAATGATAGGATTGATCAAGGTGTAGGCCGCATACTTTTTAGCCGCCAAGCCGTATATGGTAATATCGTTGAAGAACGGAGGTTTGCCACCGTTGTCGCCGGTGGCACTGCCTATGCTGGTGTTGTTATAGCCTTCGCCGATGAAACCCCAGTCCTGGCCCTGACGCACAGCATTGTAAATGTCGCTGGTATTGTAGTTAAAGCCATTGGCCAGAGTGGCGCTTTTGCCCAGTGTGCCACTTTGATTTGGAACACTGTTGTATTTTTGTGTAGGATCGCTGTAGTAGTAGCTGTAGTATTGATACCACATGTAGCGTACCAGGTCACTTTGATCATCGTGGAATGTCACATTGACCGGATCGTAATTGATCTTGGTCTGTATCAATCGTTTTCGATTGTACTGATTCATGGTATCAACATCAATGGTGTACTTGGGTAGATCTATGGTCTTGACCATGAGACCAATGCTGGTCACTTGACCATTACTGCCAAAGGCATTTTGTACCGCCGGATTGTTGAAGTTTAGGTTGAAGTAAACATGGAATAGATACTTGGTACGAGGACTGAGATTGTAGTTGTCGCTTCTAAAGGTCTTAGAAGCGTGACTGTAATCTTTTAGGCCAGGGCCACTAAAAAAGCCCTGCAGCAGGTCCTCGCCAAAACTTGGTAAGGTGGACATGGTATTAGGTACCTAGGCCGGTCGCAATATCGCCTAGAGTTCTACCAACAACAGCACCAACACCTGCTCCAGCTGGAGTTTGTAAGGCATTGTCAAAGCGTATGGTCATTTCAATCTGCATTGGCTCGTTGGTACCATAGTTGGCTTCGCCGTAGTTGACTGCTGACAGATAGCAACCATACAGATACCAGGTTTCCAGGGCCACTGGAGTATTTGCACCATTGCCACCATCCAACACTTCAAATTCGGTAGTGAACTTGTAGTCGATACCAGATGCTGCTGAACTCATTTCTGCAAAGTCTAACTGCTTCTGTAATTGTTCGCCAACCAGTTTAGAAACATTGCCGCCTGCATCATCACGTATGTTGCAGGTGATATCTTGCCAGGCATACTTGCCGGCCAATTTGATTGTGCTGTTGTAGACAGGAATATCAATAGGTTCAAATGTGACATTAGGACGTGTAAAATCTACGACCTGTTTGGTCAGTTCTGTTACCGGATTGCTTACACCAAAATTCTGGAATGTGACTCTGAAGCGATACTTCAGCTTGGGCATTAGCAGGCCCTGACTTGGGCTGCTTTGATCGCTGGCCAAAGGCACGGTCATTTTTGTTAGCGATGATGTAGGCATTTCGTTTGTTCTCCTGGTATACTGTTATTTATGGCCAATGTCTGGGGCAAAAAGCCCCAGCGCATTAGGCTGTTGTCTGAGCCGCAATAGTTCCTGTGTTCTGTATACGCAATGGTATGTAGATGAACTCAACTGCCTTGACTGGTTCGATAGCAATATCAACCCATAACTCGTTGTTGTCAATTCGAGCAGGTGTATTGTTGGTCAAATCGCAAACTACCAAGTAGTCGTAGATACCACGTTTTGCTACCAAATCCACCATCAAACTGGTGATAGAATTGGTGATCTGCTGACGTGTGATCTGATCGTTGGGTTCAAACAGGTACTGTTTACCAATCTGATTCAGTCGATTGCGTAAGAATGCTACCAAGCGTGACACGTTGATACGATTCAAAGCAGTGTTGTTGTTTTCCAAGGTATGATTACCAAAATTGGTGATACCTACGCCAGGAATAAATGTGATTGGATTGATATCATTTTGATACAATACATCACGGATGCCTTGATTGATACCTGTGGTGATAAAGCTGCCTGTAGCCGCATCGATGTAGCCAATCTGCGTGGCGTTGTCAATAACACCGCGACGTGTACCGGCAGGAGCCAACCATGGATAACCTACTTCGTCACTGCGTATGATCGTACGGATCATCATGTGGCTTGGTGGTTGTACCACGATATTGCCACTTAGATCGGTGGTTTGACATGAAGGATAGAACGCACCTGCATAGGGATCTCCTACATCCAGATTTCCGTCGGCAGTGACTAGCCCTTCGCCACTGTTGTTGGTGGCCCAGGTAGCTATGTCAGCTGGACTCAAGCGCAATGGTGTATCAGCGATCACAAACGCTGTTTCACCACGATCTGCATTGAGCTGTGCCAACTGTGGTACCAACTCTGGATACTGTGGACAGGCTATCAAATTGAACTGAGTTTGCTCTTCACGTATGGTAGTGTTGGTTTCAACACCGGCCTGCAAGGCCTTGACAATGATAGCACGCTGAGCCTGACGACCCATGTATGGGCTACCATTGGCTCTGTTGCCACTGGCTGTTTTCCAAGTATTGGTAACTGTGATTTCACTCCAGTAGGCAGAGCTGGTGCTAGGTACCTGATTGGTATTGGCCACTTCGCACACATATACAATGTTACCATAGGTCACACGATTACCAACCTGATAGGCAGTGTAGGCGCTCCAGTAGTCGCTTGGATAAGCGGTAGTGTTGAAGTAGTTCAATTCAAACTGTTTGACATTGAATCCACTGCGGCGTGTATTCCACAACAGGATACCATTTGGATATAGATCAGGTGTTGGTGCATCTGGATCCAAATAGTTGCTGGTCAACAGGCTAGTGATGGTTGGGAAAGGATCGCTTACCGGATCGGTCGTACCATTCGTAGCCCAACGTGCATCAGCAAATAGGACGCCATTTTCTGTGGTTTGATCACTGTTGGTCAAGGTCACCCATTGATCTACACCGTTGACATTTTGCCAACGATTGATCACTGGATACAGTTCAAGATCACTGGTATCAATCCAGAGATCACCTAGTTGCAGTGGTGATTTGGCTGTGTTGTTTTGTGTTGTTGGTGCAGTAGGACTGATCTGTGGTCCGTTAGCATTGGTCAAGCTAAGGTTAAAGCCACGTGCATCGTTGGTCACGTTTTGATAACCTTGCCATTGCCCATCGTTCAGGACCATGATGTCAACTTGATCAGTAGCACTGTAATACCAGTAGGTTCCAGAAACAGGATTCTGATCAGGAGCTGTGCTGTTAGCTGTGTAGCTGAATGTTGGTGTTGACACCCAGTTGCTGAGCACATAGGTATCTGTGGTCACATACTGTGCTGTCAAGCCCACTATGTTCTCACCTGTGGTGAATCCGGCCAATTCAACTGGAGATCCAGAAACGTCGGTGAGATATATGTCTCCACCTTGGCTGTGTGTAAACACTACAGCGCCGGTGCTGTTTACAGTGGCGCTAACATAAGGAATACCTGCCGAGCTGACTGCGCTTACAAAGTCTGCCACAGTGCCTTCTCCATAAATGGTACCAGCAACACTCAAACTTCCGGTGGCTGTACTGGTAAACTGCACTGTGGTGTTGCTGCAGGCTGTTACTACATGTGTACCGTTGTAACCACTGGGTGTAACTCCTGTGACCACAATGGTTGAACCCACTGCGAATGGTGGAGCACTTTGAGCAGTGAAGCTCAAGGTTGCCACTGCACCAGAACCAGAGGTAGCTGTTATTGACAAATTGTTGCTAGGATATATTGTAGCTGTGGCTTCAGTGATAGCACTGGTACCGGCTTGAGTGGCACCAATGCTGAACTGTGTCAAGCCCACAAATGGACCCGGCGAGTTAGTATAGCCTGTGACTATGGTTGGACCAGTGGTGTAACGACTGAACAGTTGGAAACCGCCTGTGAGACTATTGTAAGGGTCAACCTGTGCATAGGTAGCTCCGGCTGTGATGTTGGTACCGCCACCTGCTGGATCTAAGGCATACAAGGCATCAGCATCAGATGCATATACCGGGCAGTTCTGTGGAACAAATGTGCCCAAGGTTGTGCTGTACTTGCTCACTACCAAATTGGTACCTGCATTGACATTGTTGGTCTTTTGCCAGATAGAGCCAGTTGGTTGTGGAATAGTGGATGAGCTATTCCAACGAGGATTTTGGTAACTAGGACTGCTTTGATAAGCAGGAACAGCATATACAC